ATGTGGAACAGTACTGAACGCCTTAAACCTAATATGGTGACTATTCCATTTCAACGAATACTCGGTACATTATTGCCAGAACATCGTTATACTTTTCATAGTCTCAGACATACAGCAGCAAATAATCTCGCGTTAATCCTGAATATGGACTACACGTTTGTTGCTACCTTCACGGACTATTCAAACGATCATTACAACCTCATCAGAAGTCATCTATTACGCTCTAAAGCACCACAAGACAACTGGTATTTAATTGCGCACCTGCTCGGTCATATTCAACCAAACGAGACTTTCCGAAGCTATATCCATCTCAGCTATGTGATGGCAGGTTTTCAATTACGTCAATTTGATCTGATGCTTTCCACCCAAATTATTCAAAAAATCTGTCCAACTTTGATAACGCCGTTGAAACATGCTCAAGAGATCCACCTCAGCAGTTTTGACACTCAAATGCTTCAAGCGACTCATGTAATACCATTAGGCATAGATAAACAATCAAGTATGCCAATCAATAAAAAAGAAATTCAGCAAAAACCTACTGATGATTGCATCTATGGTACTGCTCGATCAGAATATCCGTCTGCACTGATCATAAAAATACTCAAAGCATTAGATCAATCTTATACACCTGAGCTTCTTGCTCAAAAGTATGACTTTCCAATTAAGACACTCATGCTGTGGCAAAAAAATATACTTAGGCTCAAACAACTCAAAAATCGCAAGAACCGACCTCGCTTCATTATTGATGCTGATAAATCACAACGTATACTTCCGTATATTGAAACAACGGAAGAAAAAATAGTCTTAGAGTATTTTTTTAAACGGCTTAATAAATTGAAAAGTGATGATGCAAACATCTTAAATGCACTACATATTTTTGAAATGAAGGCTAACATTTCACATGCTGGATTAATCTTTAATAGTGCTGATATAAGGCTAGCAAATCGATTTTTGACAGGAATTTATTCTTTATTTTCAGAAAAATATTGGCAGATTGCTATATCTTCTGAAATCTCTGAGGAAAAGCTCATGGAACGACTGCAGTTTAAATTTCTATCTTGCAGCATGAACAGCAGTCTAAATAATTCTTTTAAGTTTGAGCTAGTATCCCAAAACAATGGAAAAGCACTAACCGTCTTACGCTATTGCATGTTGGTTTTACTGATCCTGTGTACGCCGTCGCAACCTAGATCATAGCTGATCTGGCTGATAACCTGAAAACTCATAAAAGTCATGCAACAATTGAGCATAGACATCTGAAAAATTTATTAAGTTTTCTGGTTGTAAACCATAATGGTCAAAATAGCGATCATCAATGAAATAAGCTAATCCTATGTGCGTGTTGAGATAGGTTGATACGCCCAGTTGCCGACAAAAGTCAGGATTATATTGCAACTGTAATTGCGTATTACAAATAATTTTTGAGGCTACAATTTTAGCTACATTGCGAATATTGAGATGGCGAATACTAGGATGCATCGATGTCACAATTCGACTCGAAGAATAATCCATCATGATCGTTTGGCCTTCAATTGATTTAGATTTTTATCAAGTAATGATTTAGTTGCTTCTCGTTTAACAAGTAAACATCTAAACTATATCTATATTTATATAAAAACATGACTAAAACGTCAAGTTTTTATTGTCTATTTGGCGGTAATAATGACACTTGAATTAGACTCGAATGAATTTAAGATTCGATTGAAAGAAGTCAGAAATCTACGAAAGCTGACACAGCAAGAACTGGCGGAAAAAACGGGAATACCCGTAACCTCTATTGCGCATTTTGAATCGGGCTCACGTAAACCTTCTTTAGAAAATTTTTATAAGCTCATTGTCGTACTTAATATATCAGCAGACTACATCCTAGGACGAAGTGAAGATATGAGTGCGTTAGGTGTTGATCCCCTTGTGAGCACCCTGCAAAAATTACCTGAGGTAGAGCGGAGAATGATTGAGAAATTCGTTATTTCTTTAGGTCATAATTAGATTCGACCCAGCATATAAAATCTGACGACTTGAAAATTAAAAAACCACCTAACGTGGTTTTTTTAAGGATCAAAATAGCTTTTTCCTCGTGAAGTACTTTATTTAAAGTAAATTTAAATCTTGGTTTTATAAAATCACCTCTCTAACCTTGCTCCATTATCTAAACGTTCCTATATAAACCACTTTATTTTTTCTTACTAACAGAAGATCTATTATTTTTCTGTATTTCATACCAATTGAACACCTCCATATAATCAAAGTAGTTATGCGCTTTTTCACCATCTGACAGCTTAAAAGGTCTTGGAAAATCGGGATTCTTTGCGATCAAAAAGTTTAGTCCCGTCCTCGATAATCCTAATTTTTTTGCTACATCATTAAACTTTAAAGCGAACGGTTCACTTGCTTGAATTACAGTTGATTGTGGTATATTCATTTCCAACATAAGTATTTTTTCAAAAAAAGAAAAAATCATAGCAAACTAAAAAAAATATTTTTCCAACCGTCTCGATTCGTTCAATTTTGCTCAAAAATCAGAATGAAATTCATTTATGCACCACTGAAAAATCTCATCAACATCAAAGTACATCACTGCTTGTCGAGTCTCTCGATCTCTCATGGGTTTTGGAAAATTAGGAAAGGCATTTAGAAGTTTGATGAGTTGCTGACGATTAATTTCTAAAATTTCACATACTAAACTACTTGAACAACGCCATACATTTTCTTCACGAAGTTTGATTAAAGTTGGATTTATGTTCCTATGGGGATTTAGTAAAGGTTTCATAAAGTTATTACACCTATCAAAACTAATTAATATACACACATTAGAAAAATGACATCTTCAACCGTCCTATTTGGCAAAAAAAAAGCCGAAAATAACGTTTCGGCATGAGGTCTTACATATAAAATTTTCTATTTGAGTAGTCTTACACCACAAATTGAGTCCAAATGATCAGCCCAGTATTGCATAACGCCAACCCTCTCTCGTAAATGCGCACCTTTATCATAAGCCCCCTTAACACCTGTCTTTTGATGAGATAATGCCGATTCAATCACTTGTTCTTTATCACTAAAAATATCATTTAAATATGTACTCGCAATATGTCGGAAACCATGTGGATTCTGCTTCCCATTATACCCAACCCTATTTAAGGCCCTGTTAAAAGTCACCTCAGATATAAACTTTTCCTTCGAACCACTTCTTGAAGGAAACAAATATTCGTTACCATTACGTGAAATTTCTTTTAGCCGATACAGTAATTGAATCGCTTGAGCCGGCAATGGTATTGCATGAGGTATTCTACGTTTCATCACGTCGGCAGGTCTAAGCCACATTTTTGTTTCAAAATTAAATTGATCCCATCGTGCTGCTCTTAATTCGCCCGGTCTTGGAAATAACATCACCAACAACTCAAGACCTATGCTTATAGACTCAGAACGATAACCACGAATCGCGTTTACAAGATCTGGCAGCTCATCCATTTCTACATGTTTCATGGCTTCCGGAGTATGATTTAATAGACCTTTTTTTACTCTAGCCAAAGGGTTATAAGTAATAAGATTATCATCAATGGCAAAATCATAAGCGTTACGACAATAAGAAATTAATTTTTCAAGTCGATTGAATATTTGTTCATTTAACTGTTTCTCCCTAAAAAATTCTTTCCACTCTGAAGCAGGTATGTCTTTAAAAAGACGATCACCAAATACAGGTAAAATATGCTTTTCTATTGATTGATATTCTTTCTTAAAAGTTTGCTCTGTCCATACACCTCGCTTTGTATTCATCCATTTAATGAGTAAGTTACCAAATAACAGGTTCTCTTGTTGTTTAGCTTCCAATATTTTCTCATTTTTGGTTTTTAAATTAAGTTCACCATTTTGATATTTAATAGCTAACGAGCGTGCTTCTTTGACTGAGATTGTTGGGTAACTTCCTAGCCCAAGCCATGTCCATTTACCTGCTGTATTTTTCAATCTCAACTGCCATGACTTTTTACCTGCTATACCAACTTTTAAATACAGACCAGCAATATCCGAAATTCTGTACTCAGATTCTTTTGCTTTTAAGGCTGCATATTGGGTATCTGTGAGTAATTTAGATTTCGCCATAAAATTCTGATTTTCCTAGCTTAAACTAGGCTCCTGTATCCTGAGTTCTATTTTTTATACAGGATACAAGCTAGGATACAAATAGGGTGTTTTTATACGAGTACACCTGAGTATTCTTAAGACATTAAAAACCCTTAATTCATTTAGAATTAAGGGTTTAAGTATGTATTTTACTATATAAATACATGAATTTGGTGGGCCCAGACAGACTTGAACTGTCGACCAACGGATTATGAGTCCTGAATTTTACGCATTTACTGGTGTTTATTGATGTTGATTGGTATTACATATAATTTTAAATTTCAATAGCTTAATCTAAAACACTATTTATTTTTGTTGACGCTTGTTGAATTAATTTGCTTACATAGTGCTTACACCACCCCTGATGTAAGCACTTGTAAGCAAATGAAGCTCAAATTTACGACCGCCAAAGTCTTAAAACTGGAAAAGCCTGATGATGACAAGAATCAGGTTTTTTACTGGGACCTCGACACACCAGGATTATCTGTCCGGGTTACCAAAAATGAAAACCGATCCTATATTTTCCAGGGTCGCGTCTCTGGTAAAAGTTTACGCATAACTATTGGTGATGTAAATGTCTGGTCATTAGAGGATGCCCGGAAAGAATCACGCAGGATGCAACAGTTGTGTGACCAGGGAATTGACCCAAGGCGCAGCAAGGCCGAACAAGATCAGAAAAACGATGAGCACCACCAGGCCAAACAAAATGAAAAAATTACCTTTGGTGATGTCTTTGCTGAGTATGTAGAAGCAAATAAGCACTTGTGGTCTGATCGTCATCATCGGGATCATGTTGAGCTCTCGCATCGTGGCGGTGAAGAAAAGCGGCGTGGCAAAGGTTTGACGGTGCCGGGCGCACTCGCCTCTTTACTAGATGTGCCACTTGTAAAAATCACATCGGAAACTTTAATTGAATGGCAGACAAAAGAGGCCGCAGCCCGACCGGGTCGCGCAGCACTGGGATTTAGAATTGCGCGCTCATGCATCAACTGGTGCCAGGAGCATGAAACTTACATGCACCTGATTGACGCTAAAGTGCATCAAGCTAAACGTGTACGTCGAGCTGTGCCGGTATTAAAGCCGGTTAAAAACTCTGTGCAGCGCAACCAGCTGAAAGACTGGTTTAATGCGGTCAGTGGCATTCAAAATATTATGCATAGAACTTTTTTGCAGATTAGTATTTTGTGTGGTCCTCGGTCTGAATCTATGCGATCACTCACCTATTCTCAGTTAGACTTCAAATGGAAAACTATTTCTATCTGGGATAAGGTTGAACAGGAAGACCGGATCATTCCGATGACGCCTTATGTGGAAAAGTTGCTTAGACAATTACCACGACATCCAGATTCTGATTTTGTATTCTGGTCCGAGCAATCACAGTCAGGCCATATCACAGATATTCGCAGAAGTTACTATGCTGCACTAGAAGGGAAAGGACTGCCAAAATTTACTGTGCATGACCTTCGCCGGTCATTTTCAAATTTGGCCGAGTGGTTAGAAATTCCGACAGGTGTTGTAGCTCAGATTATGGGTCATAAGCCAAGTGCTACTGCAGAGAAACATTATAAGGATAGACCGGTGGATCTATTGAGATTACATCATACAAAGATTGAAGAATGGATTTTAAAAGAGGCGGGGATGAATTGAAGCTATGAACAATGCAAATACAACCGAATTGCCACAGGGAAAACCATCGTCTGCTATTCAAATCACCAATCAGATACCAAAGACCCAGTCACTGCAAATACAAAATATAGATTCTAGTCGTCCAATACAGCTGAGGATTGACCCTGTAACTGATTATCTTGCATTAAGTGTAACTGTTATTGTTTCTGTTGTTGTGGCAGCAATCTCCGCATATATAACTATTAGGATTGTCACCAAATCTAATGAAAAATTAATTGAGAGTCAGAAAGTACTACATGAAAGGACTCTTCAGCACGAGAGAGACAAAGAGCTTATGATCCTGACTTCAAAAAATCGACAAGATTGGATTAACACCCTAAGGACAGATATTGCAGAAGCCATATCTCAGTCATCAAATATAACTCACAATTTAAGAGCGGCATTGCAAATATCTTATATACAAGGAGGTCATGAAAAGAATACTAAAGATTTTAGTGTGTTCATTACTTCGTATCAAATAGTTGATTCACTTATATCTAAAATTAAGCTTTTTCTTAATAATGAAAAAACAGAGCAAAATAAGCTAATTAACGAACTAGATGAATTGAGAGAAAATTTAATGAAATTTTGCAATTATAATTTGTCTGAAGATCAGGAATTTTATACGAAACCAGAAGTTAAAGTTGTGAAGAAGGCTTTAGAGAAAAACATAAATAATATCTCTAAGCAAACAGTAGATATAATTAAAAATGAATGGAGAAAGGCGAAAACGGGTAGTTGAAAGAAATAAATTGTACACCTATGCTCACCACAACGGGAAAGGCTAGGAAACCCAACTTAAATCACCCCAGCACAATCCCCACCTTCACATTCGTCGTAATTGAATGAGTTGTGTAAGCCCTCACTTAGAGGGCTATCAATTCACACACTGCACGCATACCGTAACGTGAACTTTTGTCGAGATCGAATGAGCTGTGCAACCTGATAGGAGGATGCACAGCAATAATGCTTTGATCATGATAGAAACAAAGCCTTTTCTTTAGCACGTCGATTCACAAGCCCTTGCATACGTTTACCGCCTGCATTCACCCATACATCAAACTGATCTGCAGCACCACGAATATCATTGGCATTCAACTTTTTAACCAACGTCGATTTGCTAAATGCATTAGTCCCAATGTTGTAGGCAAGTGATACCAGTGCATCAAACTGATTTTGATTAAGTTGCACTGTGACTGCCTTATTTACAGTGGCTTCAAACTTCTTTAAATCATGTGCCATGTATGTCTTAGCTTGTGCTTCCGTGCAGGTATCACCTTTCATAACTTTAATGCCGTTCGGATAAACTGTGGTACCGAAACCAATCGTCCACACTCCCACCCCATCGTCATAGGCAGTAAGTCGCTTACCTTCAAAATTACAGATCAGGTCTATCCCACTTGGGCTGATGTGCATTTCATCTGTGGCGATACCCAGCACATCATTCAGGTCATCATAGGCGGTTGCAATTAACTTATCTGCAGCATCAACCTGCTTTTGGGTGAGTTTGCCGCCACTGATCTTTCGCAGGAAATCAAATATGTGTTTCATTATGAGCTACCCTTAATTTTAGGTTGTGCAATCTTACGGCCAATGTACGCCAATGCAGGCAATACAACTGAAAGTAAAATAGCATGGTATTCAGTCGGAATGAGTTGTGTGTTGATGCCCTCTTGAATTAAAACAGGAAGCACGCCCAATAAAAAAGCTCCGATAATTGGGAGCTTTACAGATAAATATTTCAAGACATTTTCAGGGATGAATTTCATTTTTCCTCTCTCATATTTCGCTCATAAAGTTTGTTGCGGATTTCTTCAACTGTTCTTAAAAGTTGATCAGACTGTTTTTCAAGAACCTGAATACTCTGGGTGTTGGTCATTGCTTGAGTGTTTACCGTGTCTGTCTTGCTCGTTTGAGTATTCCAAGCGACAACGAATAAGCCGGCTAAGAAAATGCCACCGAATCGCACAAGATTAGTAATGCTGTCGATCTTAGTCTTGCTTTCATGTAGTACCCTAATCTGTGAATCCACCTCTTTAAATCTTGGCTCAACTTCATTCCTAAGCTGCTTAATCTCGCTTTTGAAGTTTGACTTAGCCCGATCCAGGTCATCTTGCAGATTGTCCCGAGTTTGAGTTAAGTCGTTCCGGGTCTGCTGATGCTCCTTGTTGAGCTGCTCCAGCTGCATATTCATGCGGTCGAGCTTTTGGGGCATCTCAGCGAGCTTGTCCATGCTTTTAGATATGTCGCTGATCTTGTCTGAGATGGCAAGCAGCTGCCCTGCTGTTGCTACTGGTGGGTCAGATGAGTAGTCATTGGACATTGTGCCCCCCTAAATTTTGGTAATAAAAAAACGCCCTTTCGGACGCTTGCTTCAATTTAAATTTTTACACTTCAATCTGTACTACATCACCGCTTGCCGCCAAGCGTTTGATCTCCCCATCTGAAATGAAAACCGTTGAACCGACGGTGTAGCGAGTCGTACTGGTACACATTACCAAGCCCGACCCATCCACAACCAAAACCTTATAATTCGGATGATTTTCATGCGTGATTTGCCCGACAAATTCAGGCGCCTTGGGCATTAAATCAATTAACCGTTGCAGTGCATTACTCACGATTCACACGCTCCACTTTGACAGTTTGATTTACTTTGGCGTGGCTGAATGACACATTGACACTTTCAACAATACCCCACCACTGGGCATTAAATGCAAAGACTTCGCCTGGTGCACACTCCCCAACTTCTGTAGAAATTGGCATGGTCAATGTGTGGGTTTCAATCATGCCTGCTTTGGCTAATTTGGATTTACCAAAAGCACCCATACTGACCACATCAAATAAAGGATTGTTTTCAGGTGGCAATAGCACATCTGCTGAGGTACCTGTACGTTTGATCTGCCCTTGCTTACCTGTTCTATCATTGGTCAGCGTAATGCCGTTGTAATCGGGATAAAGCTCATAATCTGTGGACTGACTGGTGACCAATGACTCGGGTACCAATCGATCATAATCATCGACTGTGAGCGCATCCCAAAAGGTCTTTTTATAAAGCGGCTTGATTGAAAGCGTATTGCTGCCTTTTTCGCTATACACAAAGCCACCACCACTTTCCGCAATCAGCTTAATCGCTGCAATGGGCGCAAGATTTGAATAACTTAAACTGTTGTTTGCTACGATCCAGCCCAAGTCATCAATCAATTGCCAATTCAGCACAGTATCACTAAAAACACGGTCTAACTCAGCTTGAGCAAGTTGTACCGATGTGCGCTCATTCTCTTGTAAAAATGAACGCAAAGGTGCATACGGCGCATCAAGTAAAGCGGTTTGACTGCGACCTGTGAGTGTATAAGTAATATTGCCGAAATTGCGTGAACGTGTGCGATTCTCAAGCAGCATGTGATGCTCATGCCCATTGACCAAAATCTTTAAAATTACAGGCTGTCCATTGATTGGCTCTAGCTTTGAAATTTCAGTATGCGGCACAGTTAAGCTATACGACCACGCCCAACTACTGCGATCTGAACGATAGTTACCGTCATACACTAAAATTTCTGCATCATTATCAAGCCGAGTCACAGATAAACTATTCAAGATATACCACCAGTTTTGAATCGGAATTGCGGGAATACAGTCATCAACCCCAAAGTTTAAAATGACGTTATGCGCATCAACTTCATGACATAGACAAACGAAATTTAAATCGCCCGTGCCTTCATATTGCGGCAATTCGGGTTTTGGCCATGGTTGAACTGGATGCTTGCGATAATGAATCGCCTTAGCTTTTTCCCAGGTCAAATCATCCGTCGTGACAAGCTCTAATCCCTTATCCCATTCAAAAGTAAAATGCTTTTCAAAGACGTGAGCCACTTCATGCACATAAGTGACCGTGCGACGCTTACGAATCATTTCGTGCCAGTCAGTTATGCGATTGATACGCAGTTTTAAGGTTTCATCAAATAAGTAGCTTTGATGAATGAATCGCTTATCACCCGTTTGCCAAACTAAATACGCATCGGTCTGCAGGCCAGTGGCTTTTTCATGTTCAATACGGACGGCTTGTGTAAGCGAATCTGACTGATCAAACCCCGCCATGGCTTGCTGACTGAGTACTAAGCCTTGGTCATAAAAAAGAGCCTCATTTGAGACTCTTAAAATTGGTTTTACCCATGGTATTTCCGTGACACTTAAAGCAGCGACTGCCTTTTGATAACTGGCATCAAATGCATAAGACACCCCGACGATGTGATTAATATCGAATACAGCCTCAATTTGAAATTGAAATGCGGTATCTAAGACAGTATCAATCGTGCACAGGTTTTCAGCAAACTCAGCAACAATCTCAAAGCTAAAACTGGTGTCTAAGACTGTATCAATTTGCCCGATGACATCAATATTGTCTTTAAAGACTGCGACAACCTCAAAGCTAAACTCGGTATCCAGCACCGTGTCTATGACTGCGGTATTTACACCACTGTCGGCATAAATTGCAGTGACTTCAAAACTAAAATCAGTCTCTAAAGCTGTATCAATAACTGCAGATACATCATCCCCGAAATTGAGATTAGTCGAGCCGTCGGCTAGATGCTCAAAATTAAGAATGATGTTGTGGCTATCGGTATTGTCGGGCTTAAAGTTTAAGTTTAGGTTGTGAGCATCAACGGTGCCGAGCTTATTTTTAAAATCCACATGAGCACCCTTTTAAGCTATGGTCTTAATTTGATGGACTGGATGAACAGCGTGCCGCCCACGACTAAATTGGTATTTGCCAGCGATATATCGGTACCCACGGTTAGATCAGCTGCCACTTCACCCGCACCGTTAAAAATACGCGCCCATGTGGCTGTACCAGTCTTAATAACCGAGCCTGTGTCAGTTGGGTGTAATTCAACATAAGTTGGCGTGGTTTCTTTAATGCATGGTTCAGGAAATACCAAAGTGACCAGAGCATTGTTTGAATCTGCTGCAACTGCAGTATTGGCAGGCTGCACGCCCTCATAAAAAATAACGGTAGCACTTTGGCTACCGTTATCCAAAAATTCTGAAAAGGCTTGAATCATGGCAAGCCGAGCGTTGACTGATGTTTTACTCATTTTGCGATTACCTTGTCTTGAATAACGGCGTTGTACTGATTGTTCGGGTCAAATGCCACAACAAAACACTCCAACCCTACAGTGATGTTGCGAAATGCGTAAGAGCCATCGGCTTTTGATGTGGTTTCCCATAGTAGTTGACGATTGCTTCGCTTAAATACACAAACATTGACTTTAGGAAACTCTAAACCTAGTTTTTTGATAGACCCTTTAATTTGCCCAAGCCCTCTATCGCCGCCACTAATAACCATGATGCGTTTAAGTGGATTGTGGCGAATGTAGTTAAGCTCCACCAACCGATCTTCATTTGGAGTATAACCTCCCGAGAAGAACCTTAATATTCTAATATTAGACAATTTTCACTTCCTCAATTGGGGCGGCAAAAAAGATCATATTATTTGAATCTCTATAGATTGGATGCACGAATAGATTTGAGTTTGTATCTATATCTATATGTAGTGATGGTGATGTTGTATGTGTCACTGCGGGCGAATTTGTGGTCGCAAATTGGCATACAAATAATCCTGAACTGACATATCCAATATTTTGCTGAGTTGAAATTTCGTATAGTAAAATCGGAGTAGCTGTAGCTGTGTTAAATGTATCGATAGCTGTCGGCAAAGCTGATCCGCTTGCTGTTGGTGCAGTCGGTGTTGCACCTTTATCAAAAACAACCCTGAAATTACCAACTACACCTTGCCCTCTATTGTTATAAACCTGGTAATCAGAAGATGAACCACCGTTTATTTGCGAGTCAATGTAAGGAGCAATTAACAATGGAAAGTTCAAATTTTCATATTCGTGTGCAAAACAAGGAGTGATGCCCACGAGACTTTTTAAATAGTTTGAATTACCCATGTTAGACATAATTAACAAATGATAAGCACTACCAATGATTACGCCACGCCCAAAATAACTATATCCTTGAGAATAGTTGTAGTTGTTATATGCCGTTGTTGGGGATGATTCAAATAGCCACTTGTGACCTACATTCCACCCAGTAATACTTGCGTTTACTTGATATGCATTTGGATCTGTAATTACCCCCGTATCAGCATCAAATGAACGTCCAATACAAGGAATAATATGGTTTTTGGCACTAGATGCAGTGATGGCGCAAAAAAACAATCTTATATATAGATCAGAATCATCAATATGCTTGAATTTATAAACATGAATATTTGCATTTTCGTATTCGAGCGACCAGCCTAGCGAAGCAACCTTGGTTGTGAAATTTCCTGCAATTGAGGTTGGTGCGCCATCAATTGTCATAGTGACTGTATTTGCAGTCACACTATCAATAACAAACTCACCACCATTGATGCTTAAAAGCTCAGGTGCATTGACTTTTAAAACACGATCCGCAACATAGCTATGCGTACCGCCATAGGTAAATGTAACCTGATTGCCCGCTACTGCAACGCTTGAAACAGTCTGCTCGTTATAACCCAGTGCCAACATTTTCTTAAAACGATCTGGAAACAGGTTTTTAGAGCCCGCACAAAAATCCAAGCCCACGTCAGAAAAATCAAATAATTTAGTCTGTGTTTGCTTCATTGCCATTTTCATTCACCCATAAAAAAAGACCGCATAAGCGGTCATATTTGATTTAACTTTTAAACCACGCGGTCAATGTCACCACGCAGCATGATCTGGAATTGATCTGACATGACAGTTGGCTCGGATTGCTTCACTGTACGGATTACCCACACTGGAAAGTTTGCAGCTACAGTATTAAATCGCAGTACGTTACCACTTGCCCAACCCGCACCCCAACCTTCTTTCTTCACCGTGAAATATGGCAAGCCAGTCACCGGGTTGATTGGTGCAAAATCAATATTCACGCTACCAGTACCGATCTGACCTGAATATTCACCAACACAGCGGAATGATTGCGCATCAGTGAAAATCAGTGCCCAGCGTTCCTGAATTGCACCTTTATTCGTCACAGCAATTGGATATAACGCATCGTTATAGTTGGCTGAAATACCGCTGCCCGTTGCTTCATCTGCCCATGCGTTATTCCACGTTTGCTGCACAAATTTACGTGTATAGCGCGATTGCATGTCACCAATGACCAAGGCTGATCCAACAATCGTGTCTGCTGCATCGTAGTTATGGGTTAAGGGTTTGGTAAAGGTTAGCTGCCCGCTGATCTGCACATCACGAATTAAACCCATGTCTTGATAACGATACTTGGCAACAATTGGAGCAACCAATGTATTTAGTGAAAAATCACCGTTTAGCGTCACTTTGCCGTAGTCATAGTCGACCACATACATATCAAATGGCACTTTGGTACCTTGGCTATCTTCTAACTCACACCATGAAATACGCTGGTGATTCAGGTTGTAAATCTGCCCTGCAATATGGCTTGGCAATTCCTGTGATTTGCTTGAACTGACAATACCAATGTCACCAACTCGGAAAATTGGTACACGACCATCAATCGGCAAGCGGGTTGCTGATAAGCCGAGAATGTCGGCATCCAGCGGAATGTATGTGTAAGCCACGGCGTTATAGCGCACTGATGAGGCATCGACCCAGACAGGCACATTCACGTACTGTTTGCCTGGTTCTTCATATTTAAGCAATGGGTCGTACCAGGCTTGGGCTTCTATCTCGGCCTGATTTTCTGCTGTAATCTCGGTTTTGGTGTAAAAGAAAATACTCACAAAACCAGTGTCGTAATTGATGGTACCGTGTGCCTGACTGGTCTCAATAACACCGTTTTCATCCGCTGTTAAAGTCAGCTGGCCAAAATCCAAAGAAGCTACAACAACCGTCAGTGATTGCGGTCGAATCGGAATCACTGGCGTTCTGAAGTTAATCTGGTTTAGTGGCGGTAAATCGGTTGTGGTTGTTAGTGATTCCAGGGTCACTAAATTATCAGCACCCGGCGTCCATGAGTTGATTTCAACATTACCTGTGCCGTATTGAATCAAACCGGATGAAATGCCGCTGTTATTTGATGGGTTGACATTGCGAAAAAGCGTGCCATCTCGATCCAAGAACGTATCGGAACCCAGTTTAAAACGTGCAGATCCTGTCAAAATCTGCTCGTCATAACCCGACGATAGGTCAAGCCGTAACTTATCAGCCACAGCAATAGTGCTACTTTGGTTTACACCTGAGCTATCACGGTATTTCACATAGATTGTAGTTTCGTTATAAGCCCGAAATTCTTGTGTCGTGCCATTAATTCGTGATGTAACTGGAGAATAAAAAGACATTTAGATCACCTTTATGCAGATGCATAAGTTGCTGTATATCGTGCCTCATACACATAGTTAAATGTCTTGTATGAAGCTGTTGGTGTCACAATGCATTGACCTGTGTTGTAATCAATCGTGCCTTGAATATCGCCTGCATCATTAATTAAATTGCCCATATTGCCGCCTGTTGGGTCATCTTTAAGATGCACGGTAAGCGTATTTAGACCTGATTGATCTGTCACAGGAATCTCTAAAGCCACACTACTTGGTTGAATGCTTGAACCTGTGCCGATAGTAAAAGTCAATTGTTGGTTGCCTTCAGGTATCGCTGACTTAGATTGGCTGAGCTGTGGGCCATAGCTGTATGTGATGTTGAATTGCGTATTTTTCTGCGGCAATTTATTCGGAATGATTCGCCCTTTGCCTGTGGCGTAGTTGATATATCCTGCTGCATCACCTGTAAACAAGCCTTTTGAGTTGCTAGATGCGGTTTTAGTTTCACCCAGCACCCAAGTCACAGTAACGCCTGTGGCAATACCTGTGTGCCCAAGATCAAAATCAAAGCCCGCTTCCCTTACACGCAAACCTGAACGCACGAAAGTTGCAATTGGTGTGCCCCAGTGTGCCAAAATTGGCGTATCAACATCAGGCAAAGCACCTGTGGTTAGTAAGAATGAACCTGTTTCATAGTTAATCATGCCTGAGCCAAACGAGCTGTGAACACCTTTTAACTGACCCGATCCATCGTCTTTCAACTCGTAGAACTTACCTTGAGACATATACGAAAGTGACAAACTACCAGGTGCAGGAATCGGAATTAAAACGCCTGTCCAGTTGGAACTTTGGCTATTCTGGGTTACGGGGATGGCATAGCTTTGAAAATACTGTTTTGGCGCAGCAGCTGGCTTGAAAGTAATCTCAAGAGTGGTTGCGCCTGTACCTGCAGCAGAGGTCCACTGAATCAAGCCTCGCTGGTAATCAATCGTACCGACTTGTGTGCCTTGGCTGTTTTTAAGCAAGCCACCTTGGTCACTCACAGGCTGACCAAACAACGTAAACGCAATGCTTGACGGCATCACACTTGAGCCTAAATACAAGTTTTGACTCACACCGACTGTAGTTGAAAAGTTGGCAGTAATGGTGCCGTCGTTACCTGGCACCAAAATAACGCTTTCACCGGCCGCATTCACATCAAGAATCGGGGTTTCAGTTTGTGCCGATGGAATCAACTGTGTGAACATACTGGATGCGTTGACTGTGAATTCACCCACTTGCGCATCCGATGCCAGTTTTACCGATGCACAATATTCACCTGTATCTGCAACCAATGATTCACGAATGATGGTTTTAGACTGTGTACTGCCAGCGTACCACTGCCGTGCTGTCAACCCGACAAAATCACGCTCTAACGGATCGTTGATGGTGTACGTGGCAATCTTGTATTCCACGTTTTTACCATCAACCACCATAATCGCAATACGTGTTTCAACTTTCGTGATACGCACATATTGCTCAAATTCAAGCGCCTTGCCTTCGTCACTGACTAGAACAATGGTGTCACCCACGCTTGATTCCGCTTCTTGCGGAAACATAGCCACTTGCAACTGCTTCATACCTTGCCAGTGTGTATCAAGTGGTGTGCCTGCAATCTGCCCACCTTTAGCCAAGTAATTTTCAACTCGGTTTTGGGCACTACGGCGTTCATCTGTCCAGTTTTTTGTACTGAATAGTAAAGCCGACACGTTTGGGTCTTGCGGGTTTTCAGAGATGAATACCGTTGCACCCATTAATGCGTCTGTATCTTCAGTAATCACCGCTGGAAAGATTTTACGCATAGACACGTCGCCCATGGTTCGATCCATTTCCGACACGTCGTTGAATAAATTATTACTTTGTCCATCAATGATGACCTGACCTGAATATTTACCGCCACCATCGTCTGTGTCGGTTAAGCGCTCTGATTTATAGAGCACTAAGTCTTTTGTTTCAATTGCCATTATTCGCTCCAAAACCTTAGCGTTAAACGCATCATTTCTTCTGTACTGGTTGCAGGTGAACCCCACACACTGACTGCTTCAAGCGCTGTATCTTGATGATTAAAAATCACATCAAATTGTCGATTGTCATGTGGCCATTCAAACTGCAAGCGGAATTTCTCGCTTAACACCGACCATTCCTGCAGCTTGCGCACATCACTTAACTTTGCCCAGCCACGGTTGCTGTCGGGCGTTAAAGTGATAGGTCGAGCACCGACTTTGATGCCTTCCTGAATAATGGCAGCACCACTAATGGCACGTTCCACGGTTTGCTCTTTAGGCTTCCATTCAAATTCGTCAGACCATAAAAAACCGTCTTCTAATGAGACGGTTTCGGATGTTGCTAAGCGTATTAATTTCATCACATTGCCTTTTTCAGCATTTCAAATTCACGCAAGATGCTTTCCATCATGTCTCCATCTTCCTGTGAGCCTTGCATTTCAAAGCGTTTGCCGCCTGAAACAAACTCAAAGCGCACATTCTTAGTTGGTGTGGTATCAACATCACGGAAGTTTGGTTGAGGGATGCTTGGTGCATAGTCATTAACCTTCGGCACACTGCCAGTGCTTCTAACATCAAGATTACGCAGTAATTCGTTAATCTTGTTTGTACCATACTGTGTGGTTAAGCCTTTCGCTGCAGCGTTATTAAACTCCTGCTCAATGAGCTTATTGACAGCCAGGTTGCCGCCTTTGCCGTATGCTGCAAATTTGGCATCGCGGTCTGCGCTCAAGCCCTGGGACCAGATAGACCCGGCCAGTTTTTTAGCCTCGGAATCGCTATACCCCATGCTCTTGATCTGGGCAATGACGTCATTTTTAGAATATGACTCATAGCCTGAAATGGCAGCGCTTAGACCTTCGCCCTGGCGTTTCATTTCGGCATCCCATTTTTTGGCTGACTCTTCAACGGCCTTATTCCATGCTTGTTGAGCAGCGTTGGCTTCATCACGTGCAATTTTTCCAGCTTCACGATAACCATCACCGATACGGCGGGCTGATTCACGTACGCGGTGGTTGGCTTCGGTCAGTTCATCCATGGCTTTGACAGAGGCTTTACCGGTGTCGTAGATTTCGACGCGAAGCCCATGCGCTGCTGCTTTGGACTGGACTAATGCAATTTGAGCCTTATCACCAGATGCAATGGCCGCATTCAGCATGGTTGTGTAGGCTTTTTGAATACCCTCTGCTGTCGCCTGGCCACTTTGAGATACCACTTCAAAGTTTCTTTGAGCTACAACAGCCGCCTCTGCTAATTGGTCTTTGGTCTTGATTCCTAGAGCATTAAAAGCCGCAATAGCCGGGTTTAATGCAGCTGGTAGATCAGCTCCCTTTTTCTCAATCAGGCTTAGGCCGAGCGCTACTTGCTCACCAGTAATTAACCCTTGTCTCTCAAGCTCGATTAACTTGCTTTTTGCATAATCAAGCTCTGCTCTGGTTTGCGCAGTATCAATGGCTTTATTTAGGTTGCTTGATAACGCAAGCCCTGTATCAATTCCTTGCGCCTTGTACTCATCCAATTTGTCTATAACAACTTGGACATTGTTTGCAGCAGATTGAAATGAACTCGAAAACTTACCCTGAAGATGTTCTGTGCTTAGTCCGGTGCGTTCCAGTGCGGCACGCATTACAGCCTCTGTCACGGCGGCCGATTTTTCAGCCTCCTTTGCAGTGCCAGCAAAAGCTGCCCGGGCATTGGTTTCGAAGACGACCAGATCCTTACCATCAAGCGCCTGCCCCAGACTGAGTTGCAACTCTTCAGCAGTTATCTCGCCTTGTTCTTTAAGCAGAATTAAAGAGGTTACTGCATCATTGATGCCTTTCGTAGAGTCAAACTGCATGGCCTTGGTGATTTTATCCAATGCCTCTTTGGTTGGCTCACCTTTTTCAATAATCTCATCAAACTGCTCGACAAGATTTTTAGCTTCTTCTGTCAGCTGATAAGTTTTGTCACGGCTCTTTTCTGCTGCAGCCGCAATCTCAGCTTTGGATTCAGCTACCACTTTTGCCCGAGCAATATCTAACTGCTCCTGACGCTCAAGTTTTTCAAGCGCTTCACCATAACCCATGGCTTTGGCAGCAGCTTCACCCATCCAGGTGCCAAGTGGCTCAAGCATGCCATACGCAGCAGCCCCCACAACACCCAATGAAGTGATTGCAATGCCCAGAGTGCCCAATCGACCAACCAGCGTCATAATGCCGCCATCCGCCGCTTTGGTTGATGCTGTTACGGCATTGGAGCTCGTTGCTAATTGCCCTTTAGCTGCGGCCGCTGTGCGTGTGGCATTTGCATTGGCAATCTGCGCCTGCGTATTAGCAACAACTGCTGATGTTTCCTGAGTGATTGCGGTAGAAGCCGCCTGAATGTTTCGTGCTTTGTCCAAAAACATTAAGCCAATATTCAGTGCCTTATAGGCAACAAAAGCTTGGCCAGCCAGCATCAGAGTTGAAACAATCGAATCGAGGTTTTCGGCCACAAACTTGATTGCAGAAGCAACTTTTGAACTTGCTCCAGTTGCAGCATCCGCCTCACCAATGTACATGGTCCATGCGGTTTTCAAGTTCTCAATAGATGCGCCAATCGTTGCTGGGAACTTATCAAACTCGGAACTGATTCGCTCACTCTGACTTAAAAGCGCCTGTGTAACAACCTCGGTTGTAAGTTTGCCTTCACCTGCCATTTCTCGCAGTTTGCCAGTGGTTACATCCAGCCCATCAGCTAATGCCTGAGCCAAACGTGGTGACTGCTCCATCATTGAGTTAAATTCATCACCACGAAGCACACCTGAACCTAAGGCTTGGTTTAGCTGAGTGATAGCAGCCTCATTTGATGCTGCTGATCCGCCACCAACCTGAATTGCCTTGTTGATGGTTTCTGTTAATGCTAGTGCCTGCTCTTGAGGCCACTTCATTTCTTGGCCAATCTTGGTTAGTCTGGCAAATAAATCACCGGTAGCCGTCAGGTTGGAGTTTGTGGCAATGGCGACGTTTTTAACATCATTCATCGCCTGTTCTAAATTGCCATGATCACCAATAGCAATTTGAATACGCCCCGATAGGTTCTTGTACTCATCTGCGGTCTGAGCAAGCTCCATCGCAGTAGTACCAATACCAAGTGCTGCCAGTGCACCAGACAGAACCGTAAAGCCGTTTTTTAATCCCTGCAACTCAGCTGATGCGCTTTTTGATGCTGTTTCTGTTTGGTCTAGCTCTTGGTTTGTAGCCTCAAGCTCTTTATCAAGTTGCTTGATTTGCTGTGCTGTCTCGGATGATTGATCACCAACTTCATCTACCGAAGCAATCGCACTATCTGCGGCACCGCTATAAGCATCAAAAGCTGTTTTAACCTGCTTAACGCCAGTCTCTAATTCCTTAACCTCTTGCTGAGCCTTGGCAATATCTTCTGGAGTGGCTTTTGTGGCTGCCAACATATTTAAATGTAATTTGGCATTCTGTAGATCGTCCTTTAATCCTTGCAGGGCTTTTTCACCATAATCGCCCAATTGCTGAAGGCTCTCAGCACTCACACTGGCATCACTACCTAACGATCCAAGTGCCTTACCCGCACTGTGCAACTCACTTACCAGCTGTGCAACCTTCTTCTCGACCTCAGAAGGAATAATCTCCTTAATCGCCTCATTTGTGCTCTTAGCATCGGCTACGAACTTTGCATTGCCATCCTTGATTGCCTTAAAGGCCTCATTAAGTGTTTTCTCAGAATGCTTTATGTTACTAACAAAGCCTTTGGTATCGGCTTCCATCACCAGTTTAAAAGTTAAATTTTTTGACATACCGACCTCAAAATTTTGGCATTAAAAAACCTCCCGAAGGAGGTTGAATGTTTATGAGAATATTGAGAGGTATTAACTGCGTGACTGCAGGCACATCAGCAAGTATTCATCCTCAAAATCTGTAATAGCGTTTTGTTGATACTGAGTTGAATTATATCTTGGTTTTGTGTAAGCCAGTCTAATCATGGACTCCAAAACACCCTTAATTGCTGGCTCAGCCGATGGAAGTAAATTATTCATCTGATTGTTCATTGATATTCCAAGCTGCCTGTTACGCATTACCGCACTAGCGGTCTTTGAGGCTGAGCGACAAATCGCACCCCATTCTTCCTCTGAGTATTTTCCGCCTTGCTTGCTAGAGCCTGATGTGGCTGTGGACGCAGTTGAATATTGCGGCGCTTGCTTTCGCTCTCTTTCTCGCTCCCCCACAGTTTTGCCAGATCCAACGCACGGCTTTCCTTGATACACAGTCTTGCCGTTCACAACACAGGTGTGCACACCAGCAAACAAGCTTTGTGAAAGAATTAAAATAAATAACCCTGTTAGATATTTCATTGTTCCACCATACTTCCACAATGCTTGCACTTGATCGCTACTGACTTAATTTCTTCAGCACAATAAGGGCAGGCCTTTAAATCTGATTGAATTTTAGGCTTTATATGATTTCCTGCGTTATGAGAAAAATAGTCTTCGGATACCAGTTTTGTGGTTGTGGTTTTCCGTGCTTTAGGCTCAGGTTGATTCTGTGTGCCTGAATCAATATCACTCACAACTGGTTCATTTGCAACTTTAGCAAACGCAGCATAAACCAATAAAAGACTACCTATAAACAAGAATACCCATCCATATTGTATTTGAACGGTACTCACCATTGCTTCCGCCATACCGCCAAAGGGATTATCTTTAAGCTTATCGGCAACATCGCCTTTGATGCTATTTAGCTTATAGAGCAGATAAATAAAATCTATCACAACTATTAAAAGCGACACACCGCCAGTAATCCGTAGAGGCTTTATATTATTAATAAAGGCAAGTATGAGACTTACAATTACCAATCCAAGCAATATATACCCATCTATACGACCACTACTAAATATAGATATGGATCCAGCAATAGGCATACTAACAATGGGGAGAAAAATCCCAAGTAAAAGAACAACACCACCAGTAAGGCCAACTAATTGTTGTTTAGAGAACTCCATTATTCACGCTCCCAACTGATGCGAAATACATTGCCATCAACTACTGTAATTTCGTACTTTGCATTATTAATGGTGTAGAAGTAGCTGATTGCCTTATGAGGCCAACCATTCCGATCATAGACTACGTGACGATAAGAAGACTCTGGCTGTCCCAGAACATCAAGCATTCTTGAATAAGATGTGCCAAGGTCCACAATACCGTAACTGCCACGGACAGAGTTGGTGTACTCTTTGGCATACACTTCTGTAGACAGCATGCAAGACGCAACTAGAATTGATAGTAATATATTTTTCATACCCCACCGTTTATTTAATATTTTTCAGTATATTAATAAATTATGTGGCATGAATCACTGTTTATTTAGCTCTTTGCTAAACTTGTCAAAACCCTTTTTATCTGAATGTTGTGCAGCACGCATGGCGGTAGCGCTTAAGCTGACGTTATTCATATAATTCTTTCGACCAGATTTCAGATAGGCCTGAAATGCACCATAGGACATATTCATAATATCCTCATGCCGATGGCCCAAGCTGATTAAAAACTGGAATGAATCAAACCAACTGGCATCAGGATCGGCCTTGCCTTTGGGTTTCGATTCCATCTTAAGGCCTGCGCTGTTCACACTTACAACGGTACGCAGCAACTTGATAAGTTCTGGCTGATCAACCGCCAGTTTCTTTAACTGATCCGCGTCAATCGAAGTCACCAACAGGCACATTTTAAAAACATCTACCGGATGAGCTAAAAATAGCTGTGTTAAAACTTCATCTGAATGATCTTTCTTATCTAAAAACACTTTGATTTGTGCAGTACAGCCAAGCCATTGGTCATAGTTTTTCACCTGAATCTGACGCACTTCAATATCACCAAGCTGAATGCTGCGATTATCTGCTAAGAAAAAATCATTCATGATGGAATCTCAAAAAAAGCCACCCGAAGGTGGCGATGGTTCTCCCTTTTAGATTTAAAATCCAGTAGGGTTTTATTTATTCATTATCTTTAAAGTCTAGGCTGGGTTGAGCTTCTTTAATCAGCTCGTCTAACTCTTTAAGCATGGCTGGTTTGGTTTGTTTTCCATTTACTGATAAAAACCGCCCCGCTTCCGATAAGCATTGTGTAATCAATTCAACTTGTGCTGAAAGCTTGCCAATGCGCACCTGCAAACCATCTTTTAGATGACGTGCCAATTCTTCTTGCTCGATATAGTATTTTCGGATTTCATGACCTTTCTTATTGCGCTCCATCATTCCAAGATGCTTGGTCATATCCACCGAGATGATGTATTCAATGGCTATTTGAGGTCTTGCTTTTGAGCTCCATTTTTTGGTGGAGCTCAAATCCACTTCCATTTTTTGGTGGAGGCGAACGTAATCAAAACCCTCTTCAAATCCGCACTGGGAGATTCTGCGCTTAATCCATGTTGAAAAGTCTTGCTTGCTCTCTAGCATTTTATGCAGGTCACGCGCATTCACACCCAGTTGAACTTTTCCATTTAATTCAACTTCGATAAATGGAGTTTGTTTTTCATGGCTTACCATCATGTTCATAAGATTTCCTCTTATATGCTCATGTTCAAAAAAAGAAACTGGCAGGCACGTTGAACATGGAAACGTGCTTTTCGAACCGTCGTTCTAGCCAGTGGTTTGCCTGAAAACAGGCATAAAAAAACCGCCCTTTCGGACGGTTTGATTAAGTGGTGGGATGAATCCCTTTCGTTTTCATTAATCGCTTAATGCAAATGAAAGAAATTTAAAAAACAGGCACAAAAAAAGACGCTTATGCGTCGTAGGGATTTCTTTGTGCCTGTGTTGATTAAGGTGCAGATACGGCAGGAATTGTCACGATATGACCGTACAACCCAAGCGCTGCGTCGCTTTGTTTTGAAACGTCTGACAACGCCTGACCTGAAATAGAGTATTGCCCTAATTCTTCGTGAATCAATGGGAATGTAGTTTCAGGTGACTTCTTAGTACGCCATAAACGAACTGCCATGTGCTCGCCAGTAGCCGTATTAATACCTTTGAAAAACAGCTCGTATTCTGTTTCAAAGTCCGATGCTAGTGTTGTATGCGTTACTGCACCAGTGGTGTAACTTGCCAAAAGTGGCATAGTGAGGTCTGAAACATCGTTAAAAACAACCGTGCCAAACTTTAAGTCCACTGTGTACTTTGTTGGGTCTACTGTAACTGCTGTTCCAGTTGTTGAATCCTTAAATGACACGGTAGACAAGTTATAACCGCCAAGCTTAATTTCCTGACCTGCCACCACAGTGCCAATATTTGCATCAGTAATGGTTTGAGTGGTCACTTCCGTGGTTTCACCAGAAACGATGTATTTCAGGTTTTCTTTATCCACTTTTTCAAGCTGACCAGAGAAATTTACAGCTGTAGTTTGAACCATGGTGAAGTCAGTCGTACGCATCCCAGAGGTTGATTCAGTATGCTCCAGCACATCTGCACCAATTTCCAGTTCAAACTCTGGCACGTTACCGATGTGGCGCATAGCACCTGCCACGCCCGCTGTAATTTTGGCTAAGTAAAACTTACCCTGGAGTGAAATATAATTTGTGCTCATTACTTAGTATCCCCTGCAGATGCCTTTTTAGCTGTAGCAGCCGTGGTCTTCACTTCTTCAATGACACCCTTGGCCAGTAATTCTTTAATCTGGGCATCGGCCAGACCGCCTACAATGTCGCCCTGCTTAAAGCGGCCGACCGGCTTTAATGCTTTGTATTGTTTCGCCATGATGGCTCCTTAAATGAGTTTCTGAATCTCAAACATGAATGGGAAATAGCAGTGACCGGCTTTACCACCAACCCGGACAGGGCTATTGGTGCGCTTGAATGTTTTAAAACCCGTGATAGCTGGATTAAAACCCTTCATAGCACCCAGGATCTGATCAATGAAAGGTTCAGCCTCCTTTCTGATCAGGCTTGTTTCCTGTAGCTGTGCGCCGCTATGTCGAACTGAAAGAACAATCAGCCATTGCTGATAGGTAACTACCATCTCCCCGCGACCAGCATCTGTAGACACCCGATCGTCGTAGTAAATAACGCTTACTGATGGAGAGTTGTTTGAGGCTTCCAGCATTTCTTCGATATTGAAAGGCGTGTTTACCTCAACAAGCCCAGGGACATGCTGCTTAATGTGATCAACCAAAATCGGCTCAAGAACAAAATAACCCATAGTCACACCACAAAGATCCCAGTGCCCGCGATAGGTTGACCGTCGTCACCCTTTGGCTCAATCGGAAATACAAGGATGGCTTTGCCTGTTGAGAGTTTATTTAGCCAAGAGATTGCCATCTCATAGCGTCGAAGAACTTCATCTGTCGGCTGGTCCTTGTAAAGTATATAGCGCGCAATATCACCAATATTTCGCTTAAGCTGATCAGGCACGCTGGGTAATGGCAGGTTGTATCGGGTAGCGATATAACTATCAGCCTCATTACTTGCCTGCTCTATTGCATTTTCTGTGATAAGAGCTTTTTGATTTTCGTTTAGGGCCGGATCATGGTTTCGGGCGATATTGTTTTCAAGTCGCTCAATTTCATGCTGGCCAAAACTTTCAATCAATTCACCTCTTGTGATATATGCCATGTTATCCCTCTGAGACGATATAAGTTACGCCCTGACGTAATTGCCCTGAGTCAATCAATGGGCGGCTACTGCCTTTGCGCCTAATTGTCCGCGGATGCAATGGTGCCAGTCTCGCAGTCACCATTTGTTTTTGAATGTCAGCCATGCCTTCCATGCCTAAATATTCCCACATGGTCCTTAGATCCATGCTCCCATCCATCAAGGCCGGTATGCTTCGCTCGATAAAGCCAAAATACTTTTCCTGATTCTGTTCTAGCGCTGGTGTGACCACATCACGCTTTGGAATATTATTGGATGGAACACCGTGGTAGTGAATAGCAGCCAGGTCAGCCATGGTAATGGATCGTTTACCACCACCACGGCCAATATGGGTCTGGCTTGCCAACCAACCAACCTCAACATGGCCACCCATTTTTTCGGCGTTTTTAATGAAGCGATCCAGTGAACCGTCATCATCAATATTCACACTTGAATTAATGCTGACCATGTTGTCACCAGATTAGTCTTCTTGTTTCGTTGAAGTGCTTCGCGTGGATTTGACCTGCTTCTCTTCATCGGCAACAACAATTTCACCAGATTCGATTAAAGCGCCGATGATTTTGTGCTTTAAAAGTTTCTCATGCTCAGCCTGAGAGACTTCTACCGCCACACCCTTGTCCAGCACCAAGCGTGGTTTTGTAGGCAAAATTAAAGCGGCCTGATCGCCGCTATAGGTATACTTTGGCATGTTTTAGCCCCCTTAAATGTCCAGATAACGCATTGAATCGACGCGCTTCAACCACACGCCTTGATATTTGTAATGGCCCGGAATCTTAATATCCACGCCGACCGGCTGAGCTGCCAAAAACTGTACATCATCCGCAAGGAATTGAATGCATGACGGATCACGGCGATAAATTACCGCACGGTCGGTGCCGGCAAGGCCTTTACCATTGGTACGTTCAATGCTGCTAAAATCCAGTTTTTTGCCCGATGCAGAGAAAATATTTTTCTCTTTGATGACATCAAGGAAGGTTTTGCCACCGCTATCAGCAACAAAACGGCCTGCCAAAATAGTGAACTGGTTTGATGGAAGCAGGTAGGTGTCTGGGCGAATTGCATCATCAAAAGCTGACGCTGTTAATGATGGCGCCAATGATGCGTTTACATCTTCCAGCACTTCTTCAATGGTTGCGAGCGCCCAGTCATGTTGAGCTGTCACCACTGTAACGCCAGACTGGTTATAGAAACCTTTCACAGTTCCTTCACCTTCCCAAGCTACATCGCTTAAGTGTTTTTCTGCTGCCAGACGCGCTGCTTGCGCTTTATCCGCATCCAAAGAAATACCAGCAGCCATAGCTGTCTGAATTTCTAAAATTGAATACTGGTAGCCGATGGTACCCGCAGTTACAGGCATGGTCACTGCATCGTATTCAACTTCAGCCAGTGGAATGTCAGTACCGGTACCAGCGTGGCGCTTACCTTTACCGATACCACGCTTACGTTTTAATACTTCACCACCACCCACAACATTATTGGTTGGCTTGGTTGGAATGTATTTTGCGTATTCGGTTGCTTCCGACATCTGAGCGTCAGTTTCATTAATCGTCTCAACCTGCTTAAACAGATTGACCAGATTCTGCATGTTAAATGCATCACCTACTTGTGCCTGAATTGCACCTGAAATTGGCGTTAAACGCGCTAATAATTGATTCATGTATTAAGCCCCACGAAGTCGTAAAATTGCTAAACCTTCTGCATTGGTCACGGTTTCCCATGATGCGTTTGGTAATTCTGTGCCATCAAGTGCAGCGGATGACAGCGAACCCAGTGGCGCATCTGCTGTTCCATTTGCTGTTTTGACATACACCTTTGCTGTAATGTCGGTCACTGGCGCAGATGGTTTCACCCAGATGTTACCAATGGTCATGACAGGCAAAATATCGCCCAGTTGATACGCTTCATTGCCACTGGTATCTTTTCCTGATTTACCCACACCATTACGCAAAACAACACCGAAACGTGTAGGAGTGGTACCTGCTACAGCCGTCACGGATTTACCATCAGTTGAGCGAACAACGGTATCACCGTCTGATAAAGTTCCCGCCCCGGCCATTGGGATTGATAAAACTTCTTCAGGACCTACTAAATACGCCTTTTGACCCGGGCGTGCGGTAATTTGCTGAACCATGTCAGTCATCCCCTCTTAAATTTGTTGTTTCCATGCATCCGCTTTAGATGCTGGTTTTTGTTGTTGACCTGGATCAGAGTCACCGACCTGTTTTGGGTACATCTGATCGACCGGATTGGCCTTGGCTGGTGTGGCCAGAATTGCACGGAACACCGTATCAATCAGCTCTGGCTTTGCATCACCAACAGAAACACCGCCTAAAACAGCCACAACGAGCGCATCACCAGCTTTTGCTGCAACAACATCACGTTTAATTTGTTCGCATGTGCAGCCTTCGGTTTTAATGTTTGGATCAATCTTTTTGGCATCCTGGATTAATTCAGCTCGATCAGCTGCCAGTGTTTCCAGCTTTTCGGGTGTAACCTGATTGGCTTCAAGTTCAGGCACCTTTTCAGCAAGCTCTTTGTGGTCTTTCACCAGCTTGTCCGCTACGGCCTGAACAGCATCAAGTTCTGTGGCAACAGAAAACTCCTGATCACCAATTTTCAACTTGGCAGCTTTCAGGTTTTCAAGTTGCGATTCTTGCTGTGCTAAAGCATCCACCAAGGCTTGGTTATCACCAACCTCAAAGCGAATACCATTAATTTTGACTTCCATCTTGTTCCCCTTTGGGTTTGGATTGTGGTCGGCAACGCGGCAATCACCACCGCATCGACCCTGGTAAACAAGCGCAACATGGTTGACTTGTATATTCTTAAAAACGGCATGGTATGGCGTGCCGTCATCCGCTACGCCACTCTCAATGATTAGATCGGCCGCATAACCGAGCGACAATTCGATCTTTTCATTGGTCTGAATCATCTCAATGGCGGTTTTATCCTTAATGAGCAGATCACCAACCAGATAACCGTTTTCTTCACGAACGTTGTTCAGTTCGCCTACGCTGTAATGTCGCCATGTAGCAGCATTGACCTGATTGCCTGGAGGATGACTATTGGTTGTATCCTTGCCTTCTGCACTTGCAATCGTAGCTTTGCTAAATAGCTCATCTGCCGATGTGTAAATCCCGAAAGCATAGCCTTCCTTAAAGCCCTCAATTCCCCCGAACTCTTCCGGGTAATAACTGCGCACTTGTGGTGCCTTGGCCAGTTTTGCCCCTACACATAATAAAAATCCCTCTGTGGTGAGGGATCGTGAAGACTGGGACGGCGCAAAGTCACCGATTTTAGTGTGTATAAGTTTTTTCATGGATTTTTAGCCAATCTATTTATGGTTTCTTTGGTGGACCAAGTTTTACCAACGGTGGTGGCGGAACATACTCAGGTTTAGCTTCCGGTTGATAGCCTGAAGTTTTAGCGCATGAGCAACGGCAGCAATTCTTACAACACATAATTTTTCACCATTAAAAAAGCACCCGAAGGTGCATAAGTTGAATTTCGCTGCAAAAATTGGCGCGGTTTTAGGTCTGAGTGATCGACTTTCATTTTTACTTATTTTCTCTCATACCGCACACAATGCTCAGTAATTTGTGGCGCAATGACTTTTCCTGCAACAATGTTATTCACTTGCGTTTCAGTTTTGGTGCAAGTCCAATCTGATTTATTCAGTGAAATTTTTTCACTTTTAGCGTCTTGCCATACCACGTAACCAAAAAACAGAGCAATGGCACAAATTAGGATAGCTGCACCCCACATCAAATATTTATCTCTCATTTTGGCCTCGTCCACGCTTGTAAGATTAGATCATAAATGATTTGCTGTTCTTGAGTAACCATCAAGCCGCCTCCTGCATCGCAATAATCTCTTCTGGTGTAGGCGCATTCGGATCAAACAGATGCGCTGTGTATGGGATTGCTACACAACGGCAGCGAATCGGAATACCCGGATGACCGTCATCATGCACATGCGTCCAGGCATAAAGTTTCCCATCACGGGCTAAATGTGAATCACGAACACGCTCATCACGGCTGCATGACCAGTAGTAGTGAGTAATCCCTAACTTGGTTTGCCGTACCTCGGTTAGCTTACTGGTGAGCTTTCCAGTCTGATCCCGAGCAATGAGCTTTGCACGCTTCTCTGTGCTGTGCCCAATCCCCTGAATGGCTTTAACCATGAATTCTGATTTAAGCCCACTCTGGATTCCATTCAGTACAATCTGCTCTACCTTGTCCAGGTGCTGAGAAGGTATGGATTTGATCAGCTGCACATTGGCATGAATGGCATCATTTACAGCATCAAACAGGTCTTCACTACGCATCAGCGCTGTAAAATCAATGCCAGTAAACTTGAGTAGCATGTTGGCCAGCTGCTGATCTGTAGATTGCCTGTTCTGCTCAACAATACGGCGCGCAATTTCAATTGCCATCGTATCTGTAATTAACAATATTCGATTGCGTAACGCAGCAAGCGCCTGAATGAACTCGTCAATAAAACGGTCTGATACCTGAACAGCTGATGCATCACCAACGCTATAGCGCTTCAGCATCGGTATCAGATCTTTTTTGATCTCGCTCTGCGTATATGCCACCAGTGCCAGCAGTTCGCGTGTATATGCGATTTCGGCCTTTCGTGACTGCAGAATAGGTGCAGCATTAAACTTACGCACCCCTTTTTTGGGTTTAATCTGTTTCAGATCCACTGTAAGTCTCCGCTACCGCCTCAAGCGCCTTGATATGGGTATCGTCGATATAATCGTAAGTGCCATCCTCACGCAGCTGTCTCGCCACCTGGGCCTCACTCACAATTCCTCTCTCAAGATACTTAATATCCCGCTCCGCATTATTCTTCTCAACTTCAGAGCGAGTCTTGTAATCCAGCTGCCAGAGTGGATAAAAAGTAATATCCATGCCGACCGGTGGCTTACTAAACAGGCTTTGATAGATCAGGCGAAGTAAAGGCAACAACACTGGATGCAACGTCCATTCCTGATCCGTATTGACCCGGTCATAATAGTTCCGAAGATCAAACTCACCCGAATTATTTAATCCAGATGTTGTCTGGCCAAATAACACTGTAAAAGGTATATCCGCTGCAGCTGCAGTTTGTGCCCCATACTCCCGCATCAACTCAGGCAATCCGGCGAGATTGTTGGTTTTGCTCTCATACTTCTCTGTAGAATCAAGGACCAGCATGCCATTGATGCTTTTCATCAGTGCAGCTGCAGAGAATCGGGCCATCGTATCCTTCATGCGGTTTTTTAAGGAATCAATCAGATCCGGCATCTGGATAACATCAATCTTGGCCTCATGCACCAGGCTTGCCGCTGCACTATTGGTACCCACAAAATGCAACAGGGTCCGGTAAATCGCCAGCAGGGTTGATTCACCTTCTTCCCCATTTTTGATTTCGATTATCCGCTTGTAATGCACCTTATGTTTTACGTGAGAGTCTTCAGTGGTTTGAACCTGATAAAACCTAGGTTGATTCGGGTCTCCGTTGTTTTCACTCGGCGGGACCAGCTCTGTGCCTTGCGACACTTCAACCTGGCATTTTTTGAGCACGGTAAAAAACTGTAATTCACCACGGCGGATAGAATCCCAGTCAACCGCATCAGCCAGATCACCGCCACTGAAACCAATCAGAATGTAGGACCTGCCATATAAACGCGCATATTTAAAAGCAGTGTAAAGCTTACGGCGCAGCTCAAGACGGTTTACCTCATCTGCCATCTTTTTGCTTTGCAGCTCTTTTATGCCGGTATAAAACCAGCCTGCACGCAACATATCCTGAACTGGGCGATTAATAATTTTCTTGGCCAGCCAGTCTTCGTAAGCGGCTTCAAAATCGTGATCGCCCAAGGTCATGTTCTTTACAAATTTGCCATGACTCGCTTTGTCGCGCTCTGTACCTAGATTGGTGGCAAAATTGACATAAGCACCATCAGTCACGTTCTGAGTCGTTTGAGTTTGCTCTGCCACTCTTACTCTCCTAATCTAAAAGCGAATACCCGTTTACCAGGGTGTCGTTAATTGCATCCATCGTCGGGTCCCATTGGTCGTCATGATCATGTGTCATGTCAGCTGTTAGCCCTTCAACTTCTTCAATGTAAGGAAGCAACCATGGCGCATCAGCTGGCAACATCACCCGGCCATCTTCAACATAAAACACCACATCCATTGTCCGGGTCAGCTTGTCGGTATCGCGCTGTATCGCCCGGATCGGTAATGTTGTTGTTCTTGAAATAGTCTGAATTAATGTTGTGCCAGAGGCTTTATCCTCAATGGCCATATAGCGCAATGCACCCAAAGCGGGAGTATCGACATGATGTTTTTTAATAAACCGTTCAGCTTCTTTCAGCAATTCTGGTGCAAGCCACTTACCGCGCCTCACATCAATGATATAAAGCTTGTCGTCATACCCAAGGCCGCCACACAAGAACACTGAATAGTCGTTGTGCTCTTTGACCTTTTGAGCTGTATCAGCCCAGATGCCACGCCATTTAAGCGGCGGAAGTTCCACATAACGCCCAAACCATTCAGATTTGACCAAATCCCCACCAAGTTTTTTCGGCGATTGCTGGTACTGACTACTGAATGTATAACGTGAAACCGTTGCACCATCCTTATCCTGCCCGCCTCGCTCCAGCTGCAGTAATGACTGTAACGATTCTTTCATTGGCCAGTAGCTTTGACGGCCTTTTTCATCGCGCTCCACATCACGCGGCACCTTCTTACGAATGTGCTCTGGCAATGAGTTGATGTAATCATCATCAATCAATGCCGGTATCGAGATCTGATGCCATTTCCCTGGCACGTTGCCCGTCATCACAAAGTTTGTCGGATCTTCAACGTGTAAGCGCTGCATGATCAAGATAATCGGTGTGGATGACTTGGCCTTACGCGAGTTGACTGTGTTCAGAATCTTACGATTTGCCTTTTTTCTTGCTGTAGCACTAAATGCATCTTCCGGCTTCAATGGGTCATCAAGAATAATTGCACCGGTAAAGCCTTCATCTGCCAACGTACCAGCACGGCGACCCGTAACCTGACCACCCATAGATGCACTATACACGTGCCCCGCTTCATAGCCATCTACAGTCGTTTTCCAGCTAGCCTTTGCATCGGTACTGGTCGAAATATTAACCGGCCATAACTCCTGAAAATCATCCGATTTAACGATGTTTCGGGCAGTGGATGACACATCCTCTACAAGGGACTGCGAGAATGACAAATATAAAAATCGTGAACGCTGATTACGTGCGATACCACGTGCAATCAGATTGGTCAGTAATTCAGTCTTACCTGAACCTGGTGGAACGTTAATGACTAGGTTTTCAATGCGACCAGCAATGACTTCATCAATTGCCCATGCAATATATTCATGGTGCCAATTGACCGAAAACTTAAAGCCCATACGTGGCAGGAAAAATGCCCGAGTAAAAAATAAATGCTCATCTTCACATTTTATTCTTTTTGCTTTTAATTTGACTGGGTCAATATTTGCTCTCGAGTTCATTTATCGCCTGCCTTACCTGCTCATCAGTGGCAGTAACAACTACTGTATTTTCGTTCTGAATCGGTCCACCACCTGCGCCTGTGATTTCTTGTTTATTTGTAAACTGCCCACCGCAGTCTTTAGCAGCCTGTTCAAGAATCTTGAGTGACATCACTGTGTTCTTTGCATTGCGCTCTAATTGCTTCTGATACTGCTTTAAGCGGTAATGCTTATTTGCAATCGGAATATCAATTAGGCCAGCATCGAAATCGGCGCGTGTTTTATTGAATAGCTCGACAAACTTTTTGGAAAGATTTTTGCCTGCCGCTTTAGTTGGGTCATACGCAGCGACCTGAACACGATCAATAGAAATTTTAAATTCTTGTTTAACGAGCTCAGCAACTTCTTGGGGTGTATCACGACAAGCAAGAGACTGAACTATAAAGATTTTTACAGGCTCTTTAAGTGTTGCCATAAACACCCCTTCGTATAACAACGTATAACAAAGAAGGCAAAAAAATTTAAGCCAACTTCAATAAACACGTACCACATGCATGAGCGATTTTTGCCTTGCCGATTGTTGGACCATCATTTGCAAGATCCACCATCTTTTGTACATCTGGTGATGCACCGTAACGCTGGACCACGCCATGGAATTCTTCGACGTCATGGCCACGCATTTTAAGCTTTGGCCTACCTGTTGTTGGGCTGATATACATCTCACCCTCATGATCCAACTCATAGCCGATGTGGTAAAGTTCATGCTCCACCAGGGCGCAAAAGTCTGAATCACTGGCGGACTCAGCAAAGCCGGCATCAATGGTGATGATGTATTTCGGGATATAGCTAAACCACTGGACCAGTTGAAGCTCTTGGCGTTTTCGCTTCCAACCACCGGCCATGATTACGACCTGTTCAGCCTGTCCTAAGACAATATGCCCGCCCTTTTCAAATGGCCGACTGGCCCACATAAAGCCGATCAAATCCCGATTGTAGTAAGACAGGTGAACGTGATCTGGATTGCAGAGTTCACCCTCTTCATCTATGAACGTACTCCAGACCCAATCCTTTAAATCCTCATCTGGCCGGAAGTCATAAGGCACATCGTTATGCATGCTCCAATCGAAATCAAACACGCCTATGTCTTTGGGTGGCATTGGTCGTTTCATAATCTTCAGCCATTAAAAAACCTCCCGAAGGAGGCTCTCTTAAAAACGATATTTGCGATTTCTTAATTTTAGGTAAAGATCTTCAGCGTCTACCCAACCCCATAATAAAATTGCTGCAGGTACTACCAAGAATCCCCATTTAAGGATGTGATAATTATCCGCTATTAAATTGTAAAATGGTGTATTACCCATTAAATTCAAAGTTGCAATTGAATGCAAAGTTGGGAAAAAAGCTACCATTACTACAAGTGCTGCTACTAGATAAAACATAGTAAGAAAAAACACTCTTGGAAACTCAAAAAAGACCCCTAAAAGGCTTTCACATTTTTCTTTAATCCAATCCATATAACCCCTCATAAAATATTTATTTGTTATCTGAGTTATATATGGATTATTGATTAATTTTCAAGCATATTCCGTAAATTACGAATGCGCTCTTTCAGCTCAATCATGATTTCATCAATCGCAATCATTTGATGACGCTTAAGACCTGAACGGCTGAGGTTTTGATACTTAGACAGCTCAGCACTGCAAAATTCTAAGTCCTTTTTAGCTTGTACTTTGTCTGTCATAGCATCCACCAATAAGAAAAGAAAAACCCCTCAACATCTAGAATGCGAGGGGCTTTTATATGCCGTAATACGTTCGGCAATTTTTAGTCAAAAAAAACCCACATCATTGGGGTCGATGTGGGCGAAACTTGAAATCCAAAATGTGGAGATTTTGAATAATCGGTAAGATAATATGTATTAGTTCAGACTTGATCGTACATTCTTCTTGAAAAAGAGAAAGTTACCCATTTTGATAAAGGTGTCGAAATCTTAATCAAACAAAGGTAACTTTCTTATGTTGCATACTAACAATCAAATCATTAAACACAAAGTAGGTCTGCTTAATTTAGCTGAAGAGCTTCAGAATGTATCCAGAGCATGCAAAGTGATGGGGGTTTCAAGAGATACATTTTATCGCTATCAGGAATTAGTGAAGTCTGGTGATATTGACGCACTGATTAATAAGTCCCGTCGAGTACCAAATTTAAAAAACCGTGTAGATGATACTACTGAACAGGCTGTTATTGATTTCGCAATTCAATATCCCGCATATGGTCAGCACCGTACGAGTAATGAATTACGCAAGAAGGGTGTATTCGTTTCAGGGAGTGGGGTTCGCTCTATATGGCTTCGTCATGATTTAGAAAACTTTAAGAAGCGTTTAAAAGCACTTGAGGCTAAAGTGGCACAGGATGGTATTGAATTAAATGATCAGCAGATTGCGGCACTTGAACGTAAGCATGAGGATGACGTTGCTTGTGGTGAAATCGAAACAGCTCATCCAGGCTATTTAGGCGCGCAAGACACCTTTTATGTCGGGAATCTCAAAGGTGTTGGACGAATCTATCAACAAACATTCATCGACACTTATAGCAAGGTCGTTCATTGCAAGCTCTATACAACAAAAACACCGATTACAGCGGCTGATTTACTCAATGATCGTGTGTTGCCATTCTATCAATCTCAGGACTTACCAATGCTTCGCATCCTCACAGACAGAGGTACTGAGTATTGCGGTAAGGTAGAACAACATGACTATGAGTTGTATCTGGCAGTTAATGATATTGATCACACGAAGACAAAAGCAGCTTCGCCGCAAACAAATGGTATCTGTGAGCGTTTCCATAAGACGATTTTGCAGGAGTTCTATCAAATTACGTTTAGGAAGAAGCTTTATAGCTCATTGGAAGAATTACAAGTTGATCTAGACGATTGGCTGAAATTCTATAATACTGAACGGACTCATCAAGGAAAAATGTGCTGTGGTCGTACACCACTTGAAACTTTACTTGATGGAAAACGGATTTGGGCTGAGAAGAATTTAGCTCAAATTTAACCTGACAGGCACAATAAAAAATGGGTAACTGTCAGATCAGGTTTGAGCTAGTACACCTGCATAATGCTCTACCTCATCATTCAACTCTTTGAGCAAAAGCTCAACTGCATTACCTAGCCATGCATAGCGTTTCGAGTAAGTATTTGGCTCAATATAGTCAATCCCTGAAAATACCAAGCGGCCTTTCAATGTATGGTATTCACGCAACTTTGGACGCAATGAATAAAACAGCTCCATGCGTGCGATATGCTTGCAGAATTGCTGCATATCAAAGCTTTCACGCTGCTTATTCATTTCCTCTTGCACCATGCGCCACAAATAATCAGAAATGTATTTTGTGACCACGGAATAATTATCTGTATTGTCCCGGTAATCACCCCATACCAAAATTGACGCATAAGCCTTAGTTTCATCATTTGGCATTAAGGCAATCGCACCACAACGATCTTCCCAGTTGACAGGGATTTCATTTGTTGGTGGTGTATCTGCTTCATAATTTGCTGTTTTGGCTCTCAACTGCTGCCCCAACCATTCAATGTTTGTCATCTTTTCAGCTACCATCGCATTCATCCCTATTCCCCTCAACTGCTCAAACACAAATACTTCTTAATTTCATTTATTGCTTCGTCTGCACCAAAGCAGACTTTGCACAAATACCCCTGTTCTTCCAAACGCTGCATCATTAATCGTTGGCTTGGTTGCAACTTCCCTTCCTTTGATTTGAGTTCAATCCATAAGCCATGAATCAAGCCGTTTGGGACTAACAATTGAAGATCAGGCACACCAGCTTTCACACCCATCTTTTTAAACTTTGCCGCTTCAATGATGTTTCTTGACCCACCATTTGGAATATGAATCAAGTAATCACTTAATCGACCACTCCCAAACTTCACATGATGCGCCCACGACATAAGCATGATTTGCTCTTGATCTTCCGTTAGCACCTTTGGAGCACGCTTAGAGCGTGCCACAGGCTTTGATCTACTTCTTTGAGCATCTTTAAATGTGGTCATTGGTCACCCTTGAGCGCTTGCTCTAACTTTTCCAAGTAATAATCACCGCCTTGTTTTCTGATTCCTTGTTTTGTAATTTCCAGTGCAGCATCCACCCGCTTTTGCATATCCTGACGCGCAGCAAAGTGACCCTTAATAATTGCAGACTGCTCATCGTTGATTTTCTTAATCCCGATATAACAAGCCTCCATGTTATTGAGCTGGGCTTTTAGGTTGTCGATGATGGCTTGTTTTGATTGCTCCCGATCCAACCAAGCCCACCAAGCAAAACTTCTCTCATATTGACCACCGCCTGCGCGCTGATATTGACCTTCGTCTTCCCACCACTGAGCAAACTCATCTGCCCAAATCGCCTGCTGATCTAACTCAGCTTGCGTGTATGGCTTCACGCCCCCCAAAATCACTCATTTCTCAATCACCTTCGTCGTTGGGCTGATGTGGTTTTTGATGTCGCTGCAATGGTCAGTGCGGTCGTGGTCGGCTAGAGCGGCGAGAATATCTTCTAGGTGGATTAAGTGTTTTTGGGCTTCAGGATTAGCGACAATCCAGCAATTTTTGCCTGAGTAATACGCCAAACCAAAAACTGCATTTTTAAAGTAAATAACTTCGCCCTGATTGCTAATCACAACACCCTCACACCCTTCAGGCGCCCCATCCACAATTTCCCGCATTTGTTCGATTATTAAGCTCATCCCTTTACTCCTCGCTCATTGCTTTCCACTTCAAGCATGGCCCACTGAATTTCATCCCATTTCGCCAGTGAAAGCCCGGTCTCCATCTTCGATATTTCCGAGATATACTGCTTTGAGCAGTTAAGCTTTTTAGCCAGCGCCATACCTCTACCGCGTCTTTCTAATAACCATTCACGCAAGGCTTTATTTAGACTTTTCATCCCTGTACTCCAAATAGTTGTTTAGCCTTACCTGTCAGGTAATACCGATACTCCTCACCACTTTTGGCTTTGGCATACAAAAGACCAATCTGGACAAGGTTTTTTAAATATCGCTGTACTGCACGTTTCGTCACATCTGGCATAATTTGCTGCTGAATTTCAGATGCCGTTGCTACTGGGGTGTTTTTGATAGCCAGCAGGACATCAATTCCACGCTCCAGAACGGCAGCGCTATTGAGTTTTGAAAGTGATTGGTTCATGCTGCACCTCCGAATATGCACAACTGCTTCGATACTTCCTGCTTGATGTAAAAGTTCGCTGAATTAACTGACTCAATACGTGAGCGCATCACAGCAGCACGCATCTCCTTGGTTGGCGGCATATAGTTACCTTTCCACGCCTGGTCGATTCCAATATTTCGAGCGATGTTGGTTGAATCAGCCGACTCAAGTGGTAACTTGCTGAAAATTGCAGGGTTTAGCATTCGCAAACCATGCATCTTGATCAGTGGGTAGCCATCCTTATCACAAACAACTTCCATCATCTGATTCATACGATCCCACCATTCATTAGTGCCGATGTCTGCAAACTCACCAGAAGAACCTAAAGCCACTCGATGATAGTCAGCTGCTAGGCGCTCAAGACGATCCAGGCTTTCATGCATGTGATAAACGGGTACTGAAAATTCCTTTTGAATAGGACACTCAGCAAGCAATGCATCGTTATCCGCCTCATTTCCGTCAATCACATCTGGAATAACAATCCAGTCGCAATGCGGGTACTTCAAGCAATCCAATGCAAAGTCGTAGAACTCAGACCAGTCTTGAACTGGGTTTCCTGATTTCCATGCACTAAAGGCTCCGTTATCAACTGCAAATGACTGAGAAACCTCTATCGCAACACCCAGTTGCTGCTTATGGGCAAACGATACAAATGCATGCCCTTGCTTAACTGCTTCATAAGCTGCTGTCGCAGGCGTAATTGGTAAACCGTGATAATGCTTCACACCCCACCTCCTGCGCTTTCATCAGCTCGTACCGATGCAAAGCGACAAATATCCAAACGATCCATCACTCGAACTACGCCTTTTTTGCCATGTCGGTTTTTCGCAATGATGATTTCCGTAATGCCGCTTGGTAGCTCGTCATCACTGTTTAAAATTGGATGCACCAGCAAAATCTGATCCGCGTCTTGCTCGATTTGGCCAGACTCTTTCAGGTCAGATGCCTTTGGTCGCTTCCCTTTTTCCGACTCACGATTAAGCTGTGCCAGTGCGATTACAGGACAATCAAATTCCTTTGCCATGGCCTTTAGATCACGACTGATTGAACTGACTTCCTGATAGCGGTCTTTCTTGGTCGGATCACGTACCAGTTGCAGGTAATCAATGATGATGCAGCCCAATTTTTTGTAGTTGCGCTTGGCCTTACGTGCATAAGAGTGAATCTCTGCAATGGTCGGCTTCTGCTTATCTTCGATGTGAATTGGTAGTTTGCTAAAGCGATGTTGCGCGTCAGCAAAGGTGTGAAGCATCCCTTCGATTTCAGCATTGTGAATGTTGTCATATGGGATATGAGAGAGCGCTGAGATGCATCGATTCGCAAATGTCTCCACATCCATCTCAGCAGATACGACCAGTACCGCCTCCTCGTATTGCATTGCCGTCTGGATCGCCACCATTTGCGCCAGAGTTGATTTTCCAGAGCCAGGACGACCACCGATCACACAAAAGTGTCCGCGCTGGATAGTGCCCACTACGTTGTCCAAATGAGGCAGATTAAACTTAACGCCTGTGTACTGCTTGTTAGTCTTAGCTTCAGCTTTCTGGATTAGCCGATCACATGCGCGTTTTAATGCTTCCTCAAACGTGAAACTGGACTTCTCCAATTTCTCATTGGTGGTCGCTTTGTTCAGGATATTTTCAGCAGCGTTATGCACGTCAGGTACGGTTAAGTCTCTTGCCAACTCCTGGATGCTACGGCCCATCTTTTCGACTTCACGATGTGCTTTCAGCTTGTTGAGTTCAGCAACATAGGATTCCAGGTTGTAGAAACTCGATGGAGCCTCTGACATCAGTGTCATTAGGTATTCAGCAGGAGTCACACCAACCAGTGAATTTTTCTCATTCAGTTTCTGTTCAACAAAAACCACATCGTATGGCTTGTTTTCACTAGCAAGGTCGGTAATGGCTTTGTAGATTTCCTGGTGACGAGTTGCGAAGAAGCAGCTTTCATCCAGATCGTTCATCACAGTTTCAAGTGAGTTTTGAACGGTCATGAGTGCAGCAAGTACGCATTGCTCGATGGAGTTGTTATGAATCTCGATCATTACCAATCCCCCATGTCAGCTTGAAGGTTTTGGGTGTCGATAGGTTGTGATTTCACAGTCTGTTCAAAAAGTTTCTCAACGAGCTTGTTGTCACGCTTAATCCACTTCACAAAATTTGAATACATCTGGGTATCATCCACTCCACCGGTGATAATTTTATTTTTGTAGTGAGGATTAATTTCAAGCAAAATTTCTTCAACTTGATCCTGAGTGATTTTTGGCAATCCAGAACGCTGCAACCAAGAATTCAGAGAATGCAAATCTGGTGTCCAGAGATTCAGAATTTCATCCGGTGAATTTTTCTCGTTTGCGTTCTCTTTAATATTTTCTTTAATATTTTCTTTTATAGTGTCCCGTTCAACGGGAGTAGTCCCCTCACCTTCAACGGGAGTAGTCCCCTCACCTTCAACGGGAGTAGTCCCGTTTAACGGTAGTACCGTTTCGTGGGATGGGTTTGGTAGAATTTTGATCTGGTTAGTCGTACCTGTTGCACGAGTAACAGAGATTAATTTCAGTTGCTCGAGCTGCTGAATACAGGTGTAAACGGTGTCATTTTTTTTGATACCGCAGTACTTTTTAAAAGTTTCTGTTGCTATTGATGTTGAGCTGCGATTAAAGCCCACAGTTTGACGCAAAATGAACATGTAGCACTTGAACGCCTTATCACTAAGCTGCGCCATGTACATATCATCAATGACGAAATTAGGCGTTCTAGAGTACTGTTCGGTCACAATGACTGCCTTTTCTGTTAGTTTTTCAAAATCCAGTCCAATGTTCATGACACCACCTGCATTGCAAATTTGCATAATTCATTTTTCGCTTTGGCCACAGCTTGAGAATTAGCGATGGTTTTTTCAGCCATGTATCGTTCGACTGCTTTTTGGAACAAGTAAATCTTTCTATTTACTTCGATTTCGGTTAAAATTTGATTGTTCATAATGATTTACCTCGTGATTGAACATGAAGCCTGATCTAGTACATCAGGCTTTTTCTTTGTCTAAATCCCCGTGAATCCCTTCCGATCCCTCATGGAATTGAACTTCCGTACTTAAATCCCGCAATAAAGCTGCAACTCCCAAGCGCTCAAAAGATTTAGCTTGTAAATTAAGAACATGCCACTCACCGGCGATTTCCTTTTCCAGGAGATAAGCCAAATATTGGGCCAAGTCTTTACCTTTGATATTTGAGAGAACCTTTGCCCGCTCATGGTTCTCGGGAGACAAGCGAACATGTGTAGATTTCTTTTCAAGACTCATAAATTCACCTATGCAACTTCTTTGCTGTGTTTGATTGGCTGCTTGCCAGCAGCTAAATCTCGAATTTGGTATTCACGTGCTAATGGGATTTTGTTGTTAGGCCATTGGTAGACAGCAGAAGGTTCAATTCCTAGCAAGCCTGCTAGTTCAACGCCATTAACCCCAAGCAACTTGTATGCTTCTTGTTTGGTCATTGGTATTTACTCAATAAAGTAAGATTTCTTAGTATTTAATCAAAGAAAACTTATAAAAGCAATATGTAAGATTACTTATATGGAAAAAACAACTATTGGTCAGCGCATACGTGCGCTTAGACGTTCGAAAAAATTAACTCAAGTGCAATTAGCAAAGATTGCTGGAGTGAGTTCGCCCGCTGTAACTGAGTGGGAAAAAGATAGTTATTTGCCCAAAGCGGGATCATTAGAAGCGATGGCAAATCATTTTGGGGTAACGACTGAATACATACTGACTGGCAAGGGTGATCCTAGCGCCACGCAAAAAGAACAGTCTAATGTGATTCCTGTGGCACCACGCATGGCCCCTGTCTTGTCATGGGTTCAGGCAGGTACGATGACCAATGTCGAATCTGTTGACATGTCCCAGGTGGAAGAGTGGCTGCCAATTCCAGATGGTGATTGTGAAAAATGCTTTTACCTGAAAGTTCAAGGCTTGAGTAACTACCCGGAATTCCATGAAGGTGATTACATCCTTGTAGACCCTACTCTGCCTTTTAGTGATATGAACTCAGGCGACATTATTGTTGTTAGAAAGTTTGATGATGCAACTTTTAAGCGCCTGGTAATTGAGCCAGATGGTACTAAATACCTACAGGCGATTAATCCTGAATTTAAACCAAACATCATTCCGCTTGATCAAGATTGTGAGTTTGTTGGTGAAGTAGTGGATTGTATTCGCTACGTTTATCGAGCTAAGAAAAAACCGCGTAAGAGTTAAGAATAAAAGCCACTATATGCGGTTTTTTAAATATAAATATCTATTTAGCAATGATATTTATTTAATAAATTCTAAATATATTCAATAAATGATTGTGTTTACATAAAACGTAACTAAAATATAGTTACAGCCATTGTGCTGATAGGAAAATACGTTAGTATGAGTAAACAAAGAAAGCTCGAAGATAGGTTGCGTGCAAAACCTAAAGATTTTCACTGGAATGAACTTGTTTCTCTACTTACGGGCAAGGGTTTTTCATGTGATGAATCGACAAGCGGATCTAGTACAAAGTTCATCCACAGCGAATCCAAAATTGTGATTGACTTACATAAGCCACACCCCACTAAAATACTTAAGATGTATCAGATAAAAGCGCTGATCGATAAGCTTGATGAGTTGGATGCATGGGATTCGGTTAACAGCGAAAGTGGCGAGGTTTAACTATGGAAACTATGAAGTATAAAGATTTTGAAGGCTCTATTGAGACCAGTTATGAAGATAGAATAATGTTTGGAAAAATATTATTCATCAATGATCTAATTATGTATGAAGGTAGTTCTATAGATGAACTAGAACAAGGTTTCCATGAAGCTGTTGATAGTTATCTAGAGTTTTGTGAAAAGCACAACAAGCGACCAGACAAGCCCATGAATGGTGTATTTAATGTTCGCACATCACCAGAAGTTCATAAGCAACTTTCACTGAAGGCGTTAAAACTAGGCTGTTCATTGAATGCGTGTGCTAATAAAGCTTTTGAATATTTTATTAATAGTGAACACGAACTTGGCAAGTCTATTGATCAAGTTTCTCAAACCCTTGTATCCATTAATACGCAAATGGGCAGTCTCGTTACAGTAGACCATTTTAATAGTTATAATTCATTTAATGGGATGGATGACTACAAAGTAGCAACCACTACTGTTCAAACCAAATTAAGGATTGTTCAATGAGTGAAGATTCTCAACCATCGATTGAAATGCCTTCAATTGTAAGCATTGAAGATATTATCAAACTTCTTATTAATCATTTTGGGATTAAAGAAGGGTTTTATATCTTGAATTTTGAAATGGAAATGGCAGCAGGACAGATGCCTCTACCTTCTAATCAAGAGGTAGGCAAGCCTAGTCTTCATTTTGCATTTACAGGTTTTAGCCTGCAAAGCGTTCCAGAAAATGTACCCAATGCTGTAGATGCCAGCAAAGTATATTCTCAAGATTTAGGAGGGTGATCTATGGCTTTAAATTCATATCTAATTGGTTATGATCTTAATAAAAGCGGACAAAATTACTCTCTTCTTATTGAGAAAATAAAGGAGCTTGCTAATGGTTACTGGCATCACCTAGATTCCACATGGATTATAAAACATCCTGGGCCAGCAACCAGTATACGTGATGCATTAGCGCCCTATATTGACTCTAATGATGAGCTTCTTGTAGTCAAATTAAACAGAGAAGCTGCATGGAAAGGCTTTAATCCACGTGGAGCAGATTGGATAAAAACGCACCTTTAATCATTTATAGAATATTGATTATTAAATATACCCACCCCAGCGGTGGGTTTTCTTTTGTCTATTAAATCATAAAAAATAAGTTTTCTAAAAATAAAACTAACATTTCTTACATTTCTTCTTGACACTAAAACTAAGTTTTCTTATATTTATCTCATAGACAACAAAAAGCCCCAGCGTTGCGACAACAACCTGGAGCGTGACCCACCCTACAGTGAGTGAAATTATTATGAATCAAACCGCATCACATAGTCAAACGCCGAAGTTTGACAAAGTTCAGAGTCAAACGACTCAAATTCTGTACCAGCCGCCGACTGCTGAAGAAATGCAGCGCAAGTCAAATGCGTTCAGCAACTTCTTTGCATTCCTGGTCCTCTTTGCTCTGTTTTTTAGTCTGGGCTGCATGATCATTGTGACTGCTGAGCGCGAGTCAGCAAACCAGGTTGAGGCAACTGCGAAGGCTGCTAGCCATAGTGAGATTGAAAAGATTAATGCTGCGATTGCTGGGGGTGTTAAATGAACACTAAAGTAAATTTACAAAGCATCGAAGATGCTCGTCAAGAATGGTTACAATCACGCCGTCTTGGTATTGGTGGCTCTGATGTGGCAGCAATCTTAGGTCTAAGCAAATACCGCTCTCCATATCAATTATGGCTGGATAAAACAGGTCGTACCGAAGTTGAAGATTCTCAAAGCGAAGCGTCTTACTGGGGCAATACCCTTGAAGATATCGTGGCAAAAGAATATGCCAAACGTAATGGCGTTAAGGTGCAACGTGTTAATGCAACGATTACTCACCCTGAACATGACTGGATGCGTGCCAATATTGACCGTGCCATCATCAATCCAGATATTTCGGGCAACGTCCGCATTAAAGATGGAAAGCTGACCACTGACCGTATTCTGGAATGCAAGACTGCTAACCAGTACCTGGCGAAATTGTGGGGTGATGAGCAGTCAGAACAGGTGCCAGATTACTACCTGACGCAAGTGCAGTGGTACATGGGTATTACAGGCGCTTCGATGTGTGGCTTGGGTGTGCTGATCGGTGGTCAGAAGTTCCGTAGCTATCAAGTCGCATTCGATCCTGAGCTGTTTGAAATGCTCACAGATGAATGCTCAAAGTTCTGGAATGAGCATGTTCAGGCTGACGTACCACCAGCTCCAACCACGTTTGATGATGTTCTGCATCGTTGGTCTACTCACAATCCTGATCAAGCAGTTTGGGCAGATGATGAGCTTGCCAATCTGGTCGCCGAATATAAGGACCTAAACGCCACGATCAAAGAAGCCAGTGGTGAGTTAGATGCACTCAAGCTACAAATCTGCACGCGTATGGAAGATGCAGAAATGATTATTGCTGAGGATAAACGTCTAGCCACATTCAAATATCAGGAACGTAACACGCTGGACAGCAAGGCTCTGAAAGCAGCCCATCCAGACATCTACGAACAATTTGTAAAGACTTCAAGCACTCGTGTGCTGCGCATTAGTTGAGGTGGGTATGTCTAATCACGATTCGCCAGAAAAAATCATGAAAGGGATTATTTCTCTGCAAAACAGCCTAGTTCAGCATCTTCAAAGTCAAATAGATGAATTGGATGATATGGGTGAAGCTGTCGCAAAACAGCTAGATGAGTGTGTAGAGGATCTACATGAATTACTTCGTTTTATTGTAGATCGAAAGCTCATTTGCATTGCATGTGATGCATTTGTTGACAATAAAAGAATATCCGATCGACTAGAACCATATTACGAAGAATATATGGAAGGTCAAAAAGTTAAAGAAACCAGATTAGAAGGATTAAAACCATGAACTCAATTGTTAAAACAGGCCAAAACGCTGCCGTTAATTTCTTAACTCCGAACAACCTTCAGGAAGCAATGCAAATTGCAGAGCTTTTGGCTGGCTCCGACATCGTACCGAAGGACTATCAGCGCAAGCCGGGCAACATCCTTGTTGCAATGCAATGGGGTGCTGAAATTGGCTTGCAACCACTACAGGCAATGCAAAACATTGCGGTGATTAATGGTCGCCCTTCTATCTGGGGTGATGCAATGCTTGCCCTTGTGCGTGGATCTGGTTTGCTCGACTTTATTCGTGAAGAAATTTCAGAAGATGGTCAAAAAGCCACCGTAACTGTGAAACGGAAAAATGAAGAACCCGTTACTTCAGTGTTCACAATGGAGGATGCAAAAAAGGCAGGTCTGTCAGGCAAGCAAGGCCCATGGACTCAATACCCTAAACGCATGTTGAAGCTACGTGCGCGCTCCTATGCCCTGCGTGATGTGTTCCCAGATGTGCTTAAAGGCATGGCAATTGCTGAAGAGGAAAAGGATAAAGAAATCGATATCACACCTGCTGCACCGGAAACCAGTACAGCGAAGGCAAATAGCGGATCATCATCATTGAAAGCGCGTATGGCCAAAAAGAAAGATGCTGTCGAGTCGGTTGCTACAGAAATTGACCTGACCCCGTACTACCAGCGTATTGATAACGCCACCTCCCTAGATGAGCTTAATCAGATTGGTGCTGATATTGCTGCCCTGAATCTTGGTGAGCCTGCCAAGTCTGAGATTGGGAATGTGTTTAAAGCCAAGCGCGAAGAACTTAAAGATAGTCAAGCATTCCCTGCTGAATCCATTCAGGCTGTTATTAGTGAGATTAACGACGCTGCTGATTTGGAATCGCTTAACGCAATTATGGCTTCACGATTTGAACCCTTCACGGCTCAGATGACTGAGGGGCAGATCAGTCAGATCAATTCTGCGTATGAAGCTCAAGAAGCAGCTTTGACACCTTGAGCATGGACGATTGCACCCTTCGGGGTGCTATTTAGGAGTGAGAGCAGCATGAAAATTAAAGAAGGTGGTGTGATGGAAAATAAAAAATTATGGGCAGTCAATATTCCAGAAGAACCTGATTCAGAAGAAATTTTATACCCTGTTCCATCAAAAGAATTGGGTGAGAAAGTTGTTCAGCGCTTGCGTAAAGAAGCTATTGAAGCATTTGAAACAGTTGGTGAATGCATTGCTGAAGCGGTCACTCTTGAGGAATGGGATCTTTCCACTGATGAGCATTCTAAATACTTGGAAGAAAACCCTAATTGGTGGGATGAAACTACATTTTTAGATGATGAGGTGGCGTGATGGATATTCAAAATATTGATTTAAGACGCGGTGATTTTGAAGCCATGCACCCAAAAGCAAAACTGTTTGGCTTTGATGAAGGTAAAAAGCTATACACCGGAGATGGTGTTGAGAGCATTAACGACCAGTGGACGACTTGGTGCGCGTGTATTGGAATGTTGCGCTTGGATGGTAAGGAATCCCAAGCAGGGCTTGAAGGGTTTGTTTTGGTGCCGAAAGAGCCGACGGATAAAACGATTGCCCGCATGATCAACACACCCATTGAGGTTAATTTGCTTTGCGATCATGCAGATATTTTTCTTTCTGAAGGTGAGGCTTATATAGCTTACCAAGCCATGATCGAAGCACAGGAGCCAACCAATGACTGAAATTCAACTAACCAATGTGCAGTTTGCCCAGCTTCAGCTCGATAACCTTGTTGCAAAAGACAAGCCGTACATTGAGTCATGGTCGGCTGGTGACGTCGGCTCATTCAATGCAATCGTCAATGCGGTGGATTACGACAATGAGTTCACTTTCAATATGCGCGGCTGGTCAAGACAGCGTGTTAAAAGCGGCACCGGCGCAATGATTGAAGTGAATGAAATGAATGCGGATCAGCTGTATCACCTGTTTACTTGTTATTTGAGTAAGTTGCCGAGTGGTGTGGTGACGAGTTTAAAGGAGGTTTCTTGATGGCTGACATTCAATTAAAACCTGAAGAGCGCCTTGCTCAATTAATCAAGTCAGGTGCCAGCCTAGTTGGTCATACCGACTTTGCAAAGATTATGGGATGCAAGGCAAATACAGTCCGGGTCTGGGCGGTTCGTGGAAGTGGGCCTATTCAGCCAGTGATTGTAAATGATGTTTATAAATGGCGATTAACCGATATTCGAAATTTGGTAGGGGCTTAAAAAAAGCCCCTTTTTTAAAGCCTGCCCTGCTTACACTATTCATTTTAACTGCTTACATAGTGCTTACATGGAATCTAGAATTAAAAAAGCACCTAGAAGAAACGCCTCTAAGTGCTTGATATATTTGGTGGGCCCAGACAGACTTGAACTGTCGACCAACGGATTATGAGTCCGCTGCTCTAACCAACTGAGCTATAGGCCCTTTTCACCGAAATTGTTATATATCAACAAGTTCAGGCGCCATGAATACTATCGAAGATTTTTTTAAATTACAAGCCCCTTTCAAAATCGCTTGTACAGTAAGACAACAGTTAACCAGAAGCCCAAAAATTAGCAGGAAATTGCACGACATCATCTCATCAAGCATTGCACTGAAACTGCGCGCATGTCATGAGAGGTAAACTCGAAATTTATTTGTTTTTAAGATAAAAAAGCAATAAATCAATAAAAAATTATACTTTTTTGAAATAACTTTATATCCTGAGCACAAAAACTTATAAAGTATTCGTACTGCTGAAATTTTAAACTCTTTTTGAGTTCAGTGACTTTTCTTTGCGCGATTCGAACACAAGTTCAGCAATAGACCAAAACACAATCACCATTAAAATGAGCGAAGCAACAATTAGTGCGGTCAAATATGTCAT